ACGTCATTGACCGACCTGATCCCAACGCCGGGTGAGGGGCAAATCCTCGGCAGCGAAAATTCGTTCTACGTTCCCAAGAACCTCGTCGCCGGCGCGAATATCACGATTACGCAGACGCCGACCGATATCACCATTATCGGCACCGAGGGACAGATCGAGCTCACGGACGGGACCGAGGCGGCGCCGTCGCTGTTCTTCGTCAGCGACACTAACACCGGCATGTATCGCCCGGCAGCGGACACGGTGGGAATCGTCGGTGGCGGTCACGACATCCTGCGCCTGACCGACGTGGCGAGCGCGACGGATTACATTGAGATTAAGAACGGGACCGGCGTCGGCAACCCGCTCCACGTTCTTGCCGAGGGCGCGAGCGCAAATATCGGCGTGCATTTGCAGCCGAAGGGCAGCGGGCTTTTCACGATCAGCGACGGCACGGATTTCAACAAGGGAATCCGGTTTCGCAGTTCGTCCAGCGCCGCAAGCGCGGTGACGCTGATTGACGCCGTCTCGACGGCCGGCCGCGTCGTCACTCTTCCCGACGCAACCGACACGCTCGTGGGACGTGCGACCACGGACACGCTGACGAACAAGACGCTGACGAGCCCGACGATGACCGCGCCCGCTCTCGGGACTCCTGCGAGCGGCAACCTTGCGAACTGCACGTTCCCGACTCTCAACCAATCCACGACCGGCAACGCGGCTACGGCCACGGCGTTGCAGACCGCAAGAGCGATCAACGGAGTCAACTTCGACGGCACGGCAGCGATCACCGTCGCAGCCGCAGCCGGCACGCTTACCGGCGCAACGCTGGCGTCAGGCGTGACCGCATCGAGCCTGACAAGTGTTGGCACTCTCGCGGGTCTGACCGTCACTGCGCCAATCACGGGCAGCGTGACTGGATCGAGTGGAAGCACGACGGGCAACGCAGCGACCGCGACCGCTCTGGCGACTGCACGCGCAATCAACGGCGTTAACTTCGATGGAACCTCGGCCATTACGGTTACGGCTGCGGCCGGCACGCTCTCGGGCAACACGCTCGCAGCCGGCGTCACCGCCTCCTCGCTGACCTCGCTCGGAACGATTGCCAGCCTGACCGCGACAGCCGGCACGATTGCCAACGCTCCGAGCGGTTCGACCGACATCGCGAACAAGCTTTACGTGGACACCGTCGCGCAAGGACTCGACGCAAAAGCTTCATGCGTCGCAGCCACGACGGCGGACATTACGCTGAGCGGAGCGCAGACAATCGACGGCGTGAGCGTCGTCGCGGGCAATCGCGTGCTGGTGAAGAACCAATCGCTCTCTCAGAACAACGGCATCTATCTCTGCGCCTCGGGATCGTGGACGCGCACGACTGACGCGAACACGTGGGACGCGCTGACCTCGGCTTTTACATTCATCGAGCAGGGCACGACGAACGCCGATTGCGGTTTCGTCTGCACGGCGAACGCCGGCGGCACCCTCGGCACGACCGCTCTGCCGTGGTCGCAGTTCTCGGGCGCGGGCACATTCACGGCCGGCACCGGGCTGACGCTCACCGGATCCGTCTTCTCGCTTACCTCGCCCGTCGCGGTGGCGAATGGCGGCACCGGGCTGACGAGTCTCGGCTCCGGCGTTGCGACGTTCCTCGGGACGCCGTCGTCGGCTAATCTTGCGGCGGCGGTCAGCGATGAAACGGGAAGCGGCGCGCTGGTGTTCGCATCCAGTCCAACCCTCGTGACGCCGACTCTCGGCGCGGCGACTGCCACCTCTCTAAACGGCGTGACCCTTACGGGCACGAGCACGCCAGCGCTTTCAGTCACCGGCACGGCGTCGGTCAGCGGCAGCAACACCGGCGACCAAACGACGATTACGGGCAATGCTGGGACCGCGACGATCTTGCAGACCGCCCGCAACATCAACGGCGTGAGCTTCAACGGTTCGGCTGATATTACGGTCACCGCAGCAGCTGGAACCCTGACGGGCGCAACCCTCGCGTCTGGCGTTACGGCGTCCTCGCTCACATCTCTTGGCACCATTGCGAGTCTCACGGCAACAGCGCTCACCGTAAACGACAACACGACCCTCGGCAGCAGCAACTCGGACACGGTTGTCTTCAACGCTCGCGTGGCGTCTGACATCAACCCATCGACCGACGACACCTACGACCTCGGCGTGACGGGCCACGAGTGGCGAAATCTGAACATCGACGGCACGGCCAACATTGACTCGCTCGTGGCTGACACGGCGGACATCAACGGCGGGACGATTGACGGGACGGCCATCGGAGCCACGACGCCGAGCACGGGCGCGTTTACGACGGTGGCAGCGGCTGGGGCCATCTTGAACACGTTAGGCGGCGGTGGAAATGGGTTTGCGGCGCGATTTAACGCATCAAACCCTCGCGCTGGTTTATTCACGCTTGGCACTGCTGGCACGACGTTGCTGGGCAACAATCTTACTTTTTCGTCTGCAAACGTATTTAACCACGACGTGACTGGCACCGCGTGGGCAGCGGGAGATATTGGAACGGGCACGTTTGATGTGTTTGTAAAAGCAAGCGGCACCGCAGGCACAACCGCGTTCGACTTTGCGACCACTGCAAACCGAATAACTTCCGTATCTACCACCGGCCTCGCCGTGACCGGGGCGTTGTCGAGCACGGGAGCACTTGCCATCGGCAACACCGTCGCCACAGCCGTCGCCGTCGCCTCGACGCACAAGGTCACAATCGTCATCGGCGGCGTCACCTACTACCTTCTAGCCACAAACGTCTAATAACATGACCACTGAACAAGCACTCCAGAACCTCTACGCAGGCAGCCGCCAAGCCCCATTAAAGGCCGACGACCACGATTTGCTACGCAAGTGCGCGGAACAGATTGCCGAGGCTTTAAAGCCAAAGGAAACGAAAGCCGAATGAGCGGGACGGCGGACACGAATTGGCGCAGCTACGTGGGGCCAAAGGACGATGGACTCACGGTTGACTCAGCCGAGTGGCAGGCTCCGCTCGACCCTGAGAACTGGGACGACTTGGTAAAGTGCTCCAACTGCACCGGGCTCACGATTAGCGGGCTGACGATTCCAGCCAGCCGTGAGGACTCGATTGATTGCGTGCGCGGCTCCAATTACACGGTTCAAAACTGCACGGTTCATGGCTCGGTAACGATCAAGGGCGCAATCAACGGACTGACGCTTTACGGCTCGGTCGTGAGCGGAACGATTGAGCTGGGGCAGTATGACAACTATTGGGAGCCGGGCCGCGCTCCGACGCAGAACGTCTCCATCCTGGACTGCACCTCACCGGACGGCTCGCCGATTCGCGTCAAAGTCTGGGACGCCGAAGTGCCGTTTGTCCGAAATACGAACGTGAAAATAACCAAAGTGCCGAAATGGGTCTGGCTTCCTTATTTTCTGTTCCGGCGTTTGACGAATCCGAAGAAGGTATAACCCATGTTTCCACTCGCTGAAGTTCTCGGGATCGGCACGAAGCTTATCGACAAGCTGATTCCGGACCCAGAAGCCAAGGCGAAGGCGCAACTGGAACTCGCGCAGCTGGCGCAGAACGGCGAGCTGGCGAAGATGAACGCGGACCTCGAAGCCTACCGCGTCGAGCAAGACAACCTGACCGACCGCCTCAAAGCGGACATGGCTTCGGACTCGTGGTGGTCGAAAAACATTCGGCCAATGACGCTCGCGGCGATCCTTGCTGGCTACTTTATTTTCGCGGGCATGTCAGCCTTCGGATACAACGCCAACGAGTCTTACGTTTCGCTGCTCGGTCAGTGGGGCATGCTCATCATGTCGTTTTATTTCGGCGGGCGCACGCTTGAGAAAATCATGGAGATGCGCAAAAAATGAACGAGCACAAAGACCTCATGGAAGTGGCCAAGCTCTGGAAAGAAACGGGCTGGCTGACGGCGGTCATCGGCGGCGCGGGCATGGTTGCGCGACTCTTGGCCAACCCGATCCAAGGAACGATCTGGGACAGCGTGCGGCGCGTCATCATGGCGGCCATCGTCTCGACGCTCGCTTGGTTTATCGTTGAGCAAATCGAAGTCAGCTCACTCGTGAAGGCGGTCACCTACGGCGTCGCCGGGCTGCTCGCGCCTGAGATTATCGACGGGCTGACCACGCTCGCAAAAAAGTATTCCAAGAACCCGACGAAGCTGCTCAAGAAATGAACCCGAAGGTCATCACGGCGGCGCTCGCCGCGGTCGTCGTTTGTTTCGCAGGCGTCGGATGGCTGACAGTCAAATCGGTCTCGAAGCACATCGCGGCAAGCGACAAAGAATTTGAGATGACGAGCAACGTGCTCAGTCCGCTTTTCGACATTTACGGGCTGGCTATCGTGGACGGTCAGGCAAAGGCAAGCAAGGGACTGATCAACGCGAAGGAGTTTTGCGACTCGCTGGCGAAGCTCCAAGCCGAGGCGGAGCGATTGCTCGCAGAATTCGGCAACCCGACAGAACTCGTGGCGCAGCACAAACTCGTTGCAGCTTATCTCAAGAAGGCTCGCGAGGTCTGCGACCGGGGAGAGATCGAAACGCTCAACTCGCCGGCCATGACCGCCGAGCTTTACGCGGTCATCGAGCCGATGACGGCGCTGATCAACAAGGCGCTGCACGAAGAGCTGACGATTTCGCGCACGCACAAGGACGCCGCGGATCGTGCGCTTCTCACGTTTGAACGGTTCGCAAGCGTCGCGGCGGGACTCGGAATGGTCTTTGCCGTCGCTCCGTGGATCGGCGCGAAAGGCAAAAAGCCTGCCGTGGTCGTTGCAAAGGTCAGGAAAAAGAAGCCCAAGCGCTGATCGGTTTTGACGGCCATCGCTTAGGCGATGGAACCCGTCATTACTTTCTCAGCCTCCGCCGGCGTCATAGATGCCGAAGCCGGTATCATTCGCGGCGTCTCGCTGATCACCAAAGGACCGGCGCTGGGCCACGGCGTCATGATTGACGACAAGACGCTGGAACAGGTGAAAGCGGCCGCAGAAGAATACACAGGCGGGCTTAAAGTCGTTTTGAATCACAGCGGCGGCGCAGGAGACATCGTCGGCTTTATCGACACGATGCGCATCAGCGGCGACAAACTTCTTGGCG